TGACATCAAAGGTAAATAAGATTTGCTAGCATTCCCAACCTGACGCGGTTTGTCGTCACTCTGAGAATGCTTTTTTTGCTTTTCTACTGAAAATCTACTGAATAAATATCTTTAAAAGTTCAAATTATCAATTGATCCTTTAATATCTTTCTTTTGTTTTTTAGTTACGTGTGTGTAAATTTCCATAGCAGTCTTAGAAGTTTTGTGCCCGAGAACGTACTGAACATCTTTTGGAGTAATTCTTTCATTACCGTCATAAAGTAGTGTAGCAAGAGTATGACGCAGCCCGTGAGGGGTTATCTTACGTAAAGGCTCTTTTTTATCGTTGGGATGTTCCTTATTCCATTTTTCGCATTGCTTTTTGTCAAACTTATACAAGTACTTCAACCAAAAGTCAGGCTGCTGTGCCCAATTGTAGCTACCGTCTTTGGTGTGAAAAATCCATTCACAGTGGTCACCGATTTCATCGCAATATTCGCGGTATTCTTTCAGAATCATATAAAGATTGTCTGACATAGGGACTGCATGGTGAACTCCATTTTTAACGTCATCAATGGTCTTTTTGCCGTTATCATCTTTGGCGACAGTTCGCTCAATTTTTACAACTCGTTTGTCAAAGTCTACATCTGACCATTTGAGTGCAAGAGCTTCACCACGACGGCATCCAAGAGATGCAACTGTGAGAAAATAAGTATATTTCATGCGGCTATAATCACGGGCTATATCAAGAAAATGTTTGAGTTCGTCCAATTCGTAGAAATTACGTGAATTATCTCGACTAGATTTTGCTGACTTTTTGGGCATGATTACGAAGTCAAAAGGGTCTTTACTGCACCAGTGACGGAAGATAGCATATTTGATAATTCTGTGTAACTGATTGACAATTGACTTGTAAGTTACATATTTTGAAGCAAGATCATTAACATATTTTTGTACATGATCCGGTGATATCCTGTCTATGTAAGTATCACCAAATTCTGGCTCAGTATGATTTTTCCATGTGTCCTTTAAGCGTCCTAGTGTGGAACCACGCACATCTTGCTTCATTACTTCAAGCCATACATTATATACATAGCTTACAGTTATCTTCTTTTGAGCTGTTTCTATCTTTTGACTTAATGCACTTGGTCCTTGTGCCTTTAAATTGCGACGAAGTTCCTCGGCTTCTTTGCGGGATTTGAGTTTGCTTCTGGTAACGTTTATAACTTTACCAGTTTCAGGATTAATACCGATGTAAGTCCTAAGTCGAAAATACTTTTTCCCGTTTTTTAATTTATACTCTGTAATTTCAGGGTCTTTTTTACGAGCCATAATATCATTCCTTTCTAAAAATATTTGATGATGCGCGCTCGGCACGAGCGCGCATGGGGCGCCCGCGGGTTAGATTATCTCTTGTTGATTTCATGAATCAAAAGAAGTAATATTATTAATGTCAAGTTTAATTCGTTCATGTTTTTCACCTCCAAGGTGGAGAACAACACAAGCTTGCTTGTGTTAGACTTGGAAGGTGACAAAACATGAGTGAGCGGGCGCCCCAAGAGCTTTACTCAAAGGGATGCACCGTATAAGAAGCGTTGCTGTGTCGGCAATGCTTCTTTTTTGCTATAATGAATTAAAAAAGGTGGTAACAGTATGAACGATAATGATTTCTTTGTAGTCAGTTACAAAATTCTTAGCTATTTAAAATATTGCTATGAAAATGATAAGAGAGTAGATCCAACTATTTTGAGTGAAGGGATGCTCTCAATTTCAAACAATCAATTCTTGAAAACACTAAAAATGTTAATTGATCAAGGGTATATTGACGGTGTGTATGTAAAGCAAACTCTTGATGGGATGTTCGTTTTAAACAATCGTAGTAAGGCAGCAATTACTATGAGTGGTTTAGATTATTTGAAAAATGATCGCTCTATGAAAGAAGCATTTGAACAATTGGGACCAGTACAAAAGTGGTTGCCAATCATCAAATAATTTAAACTGATGTTCTTTAATACCGTAAAATCAAAGCCTACACACCTGAAAGGGTGGCAGGCTTATTTTTATGCGTTTCTAAACCATCTAGTAGATGATCCTTTGACAATATGAGTGCCTCGACCTAAGTCGCCTCTTACTTCGTAATAATGATTATTGCCGAAATATCTAACATCGACGTAGGATCCTTTGGCAAGCCAGAAGCTAAACTTAGGTGCTTTATAAAGCGGATATCTTAACTTATATACTTTTACGTCTTTGGTTGTTTTAACTTCATGCCAATGCCACGAATGTTTACTGATAGCTTGCACGGGTTGTGCCGTAACTGCTGAGACTGCACCTGTACCACCGAGCAACATGATAGATGCCATTGCTGTAACTAAAAATCTATGTTTCATATATCTATATCCTCCAAAATAGATATTGCCTTAGGTTTATAGTCGCTGGCGTTGTGGACTTTGATATAATGAATGAAAAGGAGATAGGCAAATGAAAGATGACATTGAAACTATTAAATTATATGTAAAAATCATATTTTACGAAGTCACCATCATGTTTGGCTGGTGGTTGTGGAATATTCTTGGAATATTGCCATTTCACTGATTCCAGCCTAACTCGTGACTTAACCATGCTATAATTAATGGGATAACTATTAATGTAATCACACTTCAAAAGATTTTTTTGATTTTGCCGTTAATCTTTGAAGTGTGTTTTTTTATATAATCTTGACCTTTATCAGTAATGTAATAGCCGGTAATAGCAGGGTGACCGCCAACGAATCCCTCATTGATGTCTACTAAGCCTTGCTTTTTAAGTTTTAACACCATCATTACTTCATCATTATTGCCATTAAGTGCAGCAAAAGCATCTTTATTTTTTAGCTGGTGCACCTCACCATCACTGATAGACTTCAAAAATTCTAAAATGTCGTTCATATATTTCACATCCTTTCCGCCGCCTTCGGGCAGATTTTATTTTGCTTAGAAGAAAGTAACTCCAATAAATCCACCAACTATAAAGACAACGATAAAAAATAAGATGACTTTAACCCATTCATCAGCTGATAGATCATCTGACTGTTCTGTTTTGCTACTTTTAATGGAACTAAATCCACCAGTTGTAGTTTTATGATAAATAGAATTTTTAATACTTCTTTCCGGGTCTTTTATAAAGCCAGTGCCTTTTTTGCCATAGAACGGATTAGTTGCGCGCTTTACAGAGCGGTTAATTCTGCCAGTTGTTCTAGCACTAAAAGACTTTTTTGCAGATGGCTTTCGAAATCCTGCCATGTTGTATTCCTCCATAATAGATATTTTTGCCTTAGGTTTATAGTCACTGGCTTTGGACTATGCAACCATCATTAAATAGATAATAAAGGTTATGAGGAATACAGAAAGCTTTGGCAAAATTGTAGAAGTTATCGAAATGGTAGTCGTTTTCTTCGCAGTATTTATATAGTAGATTTATAGCAAAAATATTTGCATCAGCTTCGCCATGATTTACAGTTTGATCATTCAAGTTGTAATATTGTTGATCTTCATATAAGACATGAGCGATTTCGTGAGCTAATTGAAATGGTATTTCCGTTGGATATGGCCACCGTGCGTTCATAATGATCAATCTGCCAACGTGGTTATAGCTAAGAGGAGGTGCAAAAGGTGGAAGACGATTGGAAAATTCAACACCTATTTTGTAATCAAACATTGCAGCATTCATTAGATACTTTATAAGCCTGTCATAATTTTCTTTATTTTCTATGCTAAGTTCATCAAAAGATCTAATCATACTTTTTAATCCTTATTTAGATACTCAGGATGACGTTTAAAGTAGCCCTTAGCTAAATCAACGTAAGTATCCTTGAGTTCTTCTGGAATCTTCCCACCGTACGGCATCCCTAAATCAGCAAAAGTGGGATCCGGGTTAATTTGGGGCTTTTTCTTTTCAATGCCTCTTAATTCATCAACTGTAACTCCGAGTGCGTCAGCAACTGCAGATAATGATTTTAAACTAGGGGATTGTTTATCCCACTTATAGATAGAATTAATACTTAATCCAGCATGCTCTGACGTTTCCTTTAAGTTCCATCCTTTTCTTTTAGAAGCTATGTTCTTAATGCGTTCTACTAATGACATTTAAAACACCTAACTTTCGTATACTAGAGAAAAAAGTATAAAAAAAGATAATTTTCTCTTTACAAAAGTATCCAATAGTATTATTATTAAATCATCAAGTGATTGATAAACAAATAACTTAAAAGTAAAAAACAATTGAATACTTATAAATTAGCACTAAGTGCGATTTATTTTTAACTACATTGTATCCAATCGTATAAAAATTATCAATAACTTGATAAATAAATAACCAAAAAAGATATGAGGTGATTGTATGCCAATTGAAGAAATGCTTGCGGAAGCAAGTAAGGCAATGGAAAGAAAAATCAAAATTGCATTGCTGGAAAGGAATATGACTCAACGTGAATTATCACGTTTGATCAAGGAAAATCCGCAACAGGTAAATCGTGCTATTAAGGGCGATACGACTCCCAAGTCAAAAGAGCTTCGTAATAAGATTTGCAAAGTCCTTAATCTGAAAGGGATGAGGTAAATGAAGCTGACAAAAGAAGAAAAGCAAGAAATTGCACAAATGGTCGTTGAAACACTAGACCAGCGCGGAGGTTTCAAAATCAATCCTAATTGGACGGATCTAAGTAAAGAAATTGAAAGCTACTGTAGACGTCAAGACAATCTTCACGGTAGTAGCTGGTACACATTGCAATCAAAAATTTTTGGTGCCATAAGAGCTGCTCTTAACATTAGCCAAGTTAAGTACATGACTGATGAGCAGGTAACCGAGGCACATGAGGTGTTTGAGTTTATCAAGCAGGAAAGAGAGAAAGCAAAATGAAGCTTTTAAATTTTGAAGGTAGATCAGTTTTAAACAGCAGAGATGTTGCTGAAATGATCGGCAAAGAACATAAGCATTTAATGCGGGATATTCGTACTTATATCAACGATATGCAGGACAGTCCAAATTTGGACCCACGTCAATTTTTCATTGAAAGTACATATACAAGTGATCAAAACAAAATTTTGCCTTGTTATTTACTAACTAAGCAAGGTTGTGAGTTTGTAGCTAATAAGTTAACGGGCAAGAAAGGCAATCAGTTTACAGCTCAATACGTGAGCCTGTTTAACTCAATGAAGGAACAGATCAGTAATCCGGTTGAGCAAGCATTAAAGAGTTTTCCCATTCCAAGAACAATGGGCGAGGCTTTACGACTGGCAGCAGATGAAGCGGATCAATTAGCAAAGCAAAAGCCAAAGGTTGATTACTACGATTCTCAAATGAGAAATCCTGGATTAATGACAACCACGGAAATTGCAAAAGATTTTGGCTGGTCAGCAAAGAAGTTAAATGATTTTTTACATGATCACCATGTGATCTATCCAGTGGGTAGTGGCAAAAAGAAAAAGTGGGTTATCTATCAAAAGTATGCCGATAAAGGTTATACGCAATATGAACCTTATGATTTTAAAAAGATCAATGGGCAGCATGGTATTAAAAACAATCTTAAGTGGACACAACGAGGTAAGAAGTTCATTTATGATCTGTTAGCTGATTTCGATATTCATCCTGTTTTAGAACAAATGGATTTACTAGGAATGTAAATAGAAAAAGCCACTCCGAAGAGTGACTTATGTGTTGAATTACCACGGATTAATGACTTTGAGCTCAACAAGTAGGAAAGAGAGCAATGGACATGAAGCAAGACGAATGGAAATCAAAGCCAATCATAGAAATAACTCAGAAAGACGTGGAAAGAATGACACTAGATGAGTTAAAGAGAACCCAAGTTAATTTGCTTATTGAACGGTTATACGTAGCTAGTTATGATGACTGGTCAAAATATGCCTATATGTCAGGTTTGGTTGATGGTGAATTAATCAGACGACTGGGATAAAAAAAGAGAGAAAAAATGAAATTCAGTAAATACAAAAATAAGCCATCTCATGAAGATGACTTAGACGAAAAGATCGATAGATTTAATAAAAAAGCTTACTGGGATTATTTGATTCCGTTTTTCGTAAGCCTAATTACTACACTGCTAACACTTGCAGCACTTAATGGAAAATAAGTGGAAGCAATTTTGTAGTGATTAGAGTTGTTGTGATTGAAACAAATATCGGCAAAAGGATGCTTTTAAAGAGAGTGTTCCAAAACCTTGCCCATCTCCATTTGAAAAAGTTTAAGCCTTCATCGGTAACTTTAAATTCAGACGGGTATGAATAGCGAGAAGGCATAAATTCAACGAGCTCAGCTTCAACTAAAAGTTTGAATTCATAACTATTAACTTCTTGGTGAGAAGTTTCATCAATACTAATTTGATTCAGCGGTGCTGCTTTTTGTATTTTGATGTATTTCTTTAATAATTTTCTCTCGGCTGGCAAAGTCTCGTATTTATGCATAATCATTCTCCTAACATTAAAGATTCGATATTTATTTCATTGTATCAAAAGGAGGAGTGAGCAAAATGACAGAAGACAAGATTTTTGATGAATTTAACCAATTGATTAAGGACTTAACCGACGACTTGATCAGAGATACAGATGATCCATATTCGGATTCAGTTGATACAGCTTTGACAAAAGTAATTAGTGCAAGAAGAAGCTATAAATGGAAAAAAGCCAACGATCAAAGAATCGCTGACTTCAAAAAACAGAATCCTAATGAGGATCCCGGAAATGCAAAAGTAGAAATTTCGTCTGAATATTGATGAGATTAAAAAATATCTCGATCAACTTTCATGTCAGTATAGGCATCTGAATTGATGCGGAAGTTCTTTCTCAATTCACAGACAAAGAATGAATCATTCTTATCTAAAACTGATGAAAAGCACTCTCTAATTTTTGCAGGACTAAGAGTAGTTTTTACCAGCCAAACAGATTTTTGAATTTCAACATTGTCGTTGCCAGAAATTGTAGAAATTACTTCCTGAACATTTTCATACTTTTGCCCAGGTTTCATTAGATCGTAGGCAATAACATATGATGCCATGATATCCCCTCCTTATTAGAGGATGACTTAATTTTAGCAGAAAGAAGGAATAGCAATGCAAGAATTAATTAAAGTTACAGTCCAAAATGATCAGCAACTTGTTAGTGCAAGAGATTTACATGAAGGTCTGGGACTTAAAAAGAAGTTTACAGATTGGTGGAAACAAAACAGCAAAGACTTTGAGAAAAATGTCGATTATACATATTCACCTAAAAGTGCACATGTTGGAAATGGCGGTACAAGGCAAATTGATGACTACGCCTTAACAATTGATATGGCAAAACAACTTTGCTTAATGAGCCGCACTGAAAAAGGTAAGCAATACCGCAAGTATTTAATTGAAGTTGAACGCAAGTGGAATGATCCACAAGAGATCGTCAAACGTGGTTACGCAATTCTTCAAAATGAAAACACACAACTGAAATTGGAGAACAAGAACTTAACTATCCAGTTGGAGGAATCCAATAAGAAGGCTAGTTACTTAGATGTGATTCTTGGAGCACCAGACGCACTAGCAGTTACGCAAATTGCGGCGGATTACGGTTACAACGCTAAGGATTTTAACGAACTGCTTCATAAAGTAAGAATTCAGCATAAAGTTAACGGTCAATGGATTCTATATAAGGTTTACATGGGTCAAGGCTATGTAACAACTAAGCCGTTTACCTTTATAGATCATAAAGGCAGAACCAGATCAAAGCCATCAACGTATTGGACGCAAAAAGGCAGAAAGCTAATCTATGACATTTTAAAAGATAACGACATTCTGCCTTTAATTGAGCGCAGTGACATCGAATAAGGCAGGTGAAGCAAATGAAGTTAAATAAAAAAACAAGGCTTGTAATGCTTACGAGATGGTATCGCAAGGCTACAAGCCTGTATGAAAAAGAACTGCTATTAAAACTTATTCGTTTTTACCAGTCCAATTGACAAAGGAGACTAAAACGTAATGAAAAAAGAAAAGATTTTCACTGAACAACAAATTGAAGTAATTAAAGAAATTGTTAGAGATGAAATCAAAAAAGCTGACAAGCAGCGCTTATCAGCTTTGGGTCAAGAACTTAACTTTAATCCTGATGATTATTAATAAACTCAGTGCTTTTATCAGTTAGTTTAAACCAAGTGAATCCACAATCGGTGCAACGAATTAAATTTACGTACAGTGATCCGCCAATAAGATTGTCTTTTCTCATTACAACTAAGGCAAAAGTTGTTGGACCTTTGCCAATTGCAATGGCTTAACATTTACTGATTGGCATTCAGGACAATGCAGTTTATTCATTAAAATCACCTCCTTTATTGGAGATGACTCAATTGTAACAGAAAGCAGGTGAGGTATATGGCTCTTCTGAGCATTAACGAAGAAGAATTAGAAAGATTTATTGCTAAGCGAGTTCGTGAAGGTGTCAGAGAAGAGCTAGCAAAGCGCGGAGAAATTACCGATCAAAAAATGTTCAGCCGCAAAGATGCATATCACTATCTTGGTGTAAGTGGCTCGTACTTTGATAACGCGGTAAAGCGGGGATTTATCAATCCGAGCCTGCCAGGTGACGGCAGAACGAGATATTACTTGCGCGAAGACCTGGATAGGTTCGCGGAAGACGGGAAAGACTATTTAAAGAAAGCAAGACTTTAAGGAGAAAAAGAAATGAACAAAGATACTGAATTTTCAAAAGAAAAGATGGCCAAGCAAGTTGCAAAGTTGTTTAGCAAGGTTGATGAAGACAGCGCAATTATTATGTGCGTCGCAAATGGAAGCAATTTAAGTGAATTAGAATATGGCAATCCGTTCGTTTTAGGGGGGGTAATCCAGCATCTAACTGACGAAATGCGTGAGCAGATTGAAAAACTGCCTAAGTATGAAGCCGCTCCATTGATGATGGACGCTCTAATGAAAGGATTAAAAGGGCTACAAGATGACTAAAAAGGAATATGAAAGAGAATACGGCAAGACAAAGCTTGACCACGTGCTAAGCCATATGACCATTGCATTCGGTAAAATCCTGGAATTCATGGCAATTCTATTTTTACCATTTGCAATTGTAGAGCAGCTATGCATCTACGGCGTAACGCATCCCGACCAAATCATTTCACTGCTGCTAGTCTTGATGATCATTCTCACAGCGCTGTCGGTGCGTGCCGTTAAAAAGCTAAGAAAGAAGTGATGACAATGCAGGCTAAACTTTTTGGTAAGCGGTTGATGCGTGCTAGAAAAAATAGGCAACTTACACAAGTGCAGCTGGCTGAAAGGATTGGCGCAAGTACAACGACTATCAGCCGGTATGAAAATGGTTTGTCTTTTCCCAGCAAGAGAAGACTTAGCGAGATTGCTCATTTTCTGGGCGTAAAAGTTGACTGGCTATTAACAGGATTTAAGGAGGACTAATGAAGTTATGGTACAAGTTCATCAATTCGGTGTGGCGTATCAACGAGCCGGTAAGTACAGCGAGAGCCAGCTTATCCTTATGGCTAACAGTAACGCTATTAGCGGCGTTAGCGGTTCTGATTTTGCGACTATGCCAGTAGAAGTTAAAAAGATTTTAGGTATTAAAAAAGCACTCATTGAGTAGCAGTCAATGAGTACCAGACAAAATAAATCAAACTAAAGGAAGTATAACACATGGATACATATAAGTTAAGAGACATTGGTGCAACTGTTAACACCTTTGGAGACGAATATCACACGTTCAGTGATGTTCTAAACGACATGATTAAGATTGACCCTAGATTGGATATTAGCGACGTACAGGACCTCGTAGACACACTAGGGGGGGTATAAAGATTTCGAAGAAAGCGCAAAAGAGCTTTGCATGAAAAAACTCAATGGCGTGGACGAGGACGAAGAAGACCCCGAAGCCGAATGGGGCGACGGCATGTATGACCGTGCCGCAGGAAAGTAGGTGGCAGTTATGCATGATGCACAAGAGTGGCTAGACGGGATCATCGAAGATATCCCTAATATCCGCAAAGAGATGCTGGACGACTGTCGCACTATGAAGACCTATGGTAAGGCAAAACAGTACGCTAAACAGTTCAAAATTGACTTTGAGGGTAATTATAAGGCTACGGCAGAAGAACAAGCACAGAGCTTATTTAACGGCCTTATAGAGGACGTAGTAACAGAACTCAATCGAGAATCCGACAGAGGAGAGATTAAACATGACTGAGGCAGAGAAATTTGCAGAGATGACCAAGGATGAACTAATTAAGATTCTTGATCGGTTGCAAGATGAAAAGAAAGAACAAGCCAAAAAAGACAACGCTAGCGTTTATGAGCGTCTTTCAAAGGTAGATGTTTCTAAGTTTGTTGATAAAAAGAATGGTCTTAATTATCTAAGCTGGGCGAAAGCCTGGGGGCTGGTAAAGAGTATTTTTCCCGATGCTAGTTATAAGTTACGGGAATACCCATATTACACACAAACAGCAGACGGTAATTATCAGCAGATTGGCACCCATGATTATCTTCGTACTGAGTACGGTGTTGAGGTTGAAGCTAGCGTAACTATTAAAGGCGAGACATATAGTTCAAAGCTTTATGTCATGGACTTTCACAATAGAGCGCTTGACCCTAAAAAGGTCACTTACTTTGAAATTAATAAAACGCAAATGAGGGCGTTAACCAAGGCGTTAGCATTTGCGGGGCTGGGTTTGAACATTTACGCTGGTGAAGATTTACCAAGTAGTGACGAAAAGACGCCACAACGCAAAGAAAGAGTGACCGAGCAAGAACTAATTGAAAAAGCAAGAAAGAGCAAAACTCAGTACGGTGGTGGCAATGAATTAGTTACCGACATTGTGGGACTTGAAATCGATGGAGACAAGCAAGCAAATGCTTTTTTAAACCAGTGGTGTGAAAAAGATCAGAAGAACAAAAATTTATATAAATTCATTATTAAGAATCAGTTAGCTACACACGGTATGAAGGTAGGAGCATAAATATGAGTGAAAAACAAGTATTTGAAGGTTCAAGAGCTTTCTTGATGATTCCACCAGCTATTGCAAGAGATAAAGAGCTTTTAAAAAAGCCAAAAACAATTATTTTGATGGGTGAAATTATCTCAATGCTCAATGTTACCGGCGAATTTTTTATGAGTAACAAGAAAATAGCTGAAAGGCTTGATGTATCAGCCCGTACCGTTAACGAATATTTAGGAATCTTAGAGTCAAAAAAGTTAATTGAAAGAACTAAGATAATTAGTCAAGAAAACGGCGCAATTGTGGGTAGACAAATACGTGCTGGCGTAGACCTAGTGAAGCGGGCTTCACTAGGGTGGGGAAATACGCTTCATGGGGGTAGTGAAACCCACTTCACCCCCCTAGTGAAGCCCACTTCACATAAATATAACAGTAATAATAGAACAACTAATAGAACAGTAGAAGATACATATAGTTCTGCTGACGCAGAACCACCTATCCCTTACAAAGAAATTATTGATTATCTCAATAAAAAAACTAATCAGCATCTACGCTATCAAACCAAAGCTTATCAGAAATTAATTAGACAACGGTTTGAGGAAGGTGCAACGCTAGAAGACTTCAAAAAGGCTATTGATAACCAAGCATATGCGTGGCAGGGAACAAAGTTCTGGAAGTACATGCGCCCGTCTACACTGTTTCGAGCATCTAAGTTTGATTCTTATGTGAATGCTAATGACTTAAATCAAGCGAAACAGCCGTCTAATGGCGGCTACGGTGGCGAGCCAAATATAAGTGACATTCCAGACGATGATTTACCGTTTTAAAGGTGGTGATAATGATGCAAGGACTAGAAGGAATTGCAATTAAAACCGAAAAAGCAGACCAAGTATGTCCAATTCATAAAACTCAAATGGTGCTAGACCGCAAAGGCAAGCCATTTTGTATTGAATGTATGAAAGAACAAAATGAAAAAGAAAAGAATGACCAAGTTAAACGCTTTATGCATGACAAGGTCACTAAGATTTTACGTACTAGAAGCTTGGTAGATAGACCAGAGGACTTAGAAAAGTCTTTGGAAAATTACACGGCTAAAAAAGGATCACAAGAGGCTTCAATGGGTAATGCTGCTTATAAAATTGCCCATGAACTAATTGATAACCCTGATAAAGCCATGACAACGTTGATGTATGGCACGCCAGGCGAGGGAAAGAGCCATTTAGCAATGTCAATCCTTAATATCGTAAATGCTAAGAGCAATCCACCACAAACTTGCCTATTTATAGACGTTAGTAAGATGTTTGACATGATTTATGAATCTATGGAAGATCCAACGAGCTGGTGGACTAAAAAGAATGCTATTAACTTTTTGGGTAGTGTAAATGTTCTAGTGATTGATGATCTGGGCAGTGAATCATCTATGCGACAGAATGAGGCAACAGAAGCAACTGAATTTAAACAGGACGTATTAAAACAGATTCTTGATAAGCAAAAGAGGCTAATCGTCACAACTAATTTAACGCTTAAAGAGTTGCAACAGGCGTATAACCCTAAAATCGTTAGTCGCTTGTTATCGGATTCACGCGGTAGACGTTTAGATTTTACAGGAATTTCAGATAAAAGATTGGAGCTATAACACATGATTAAAATTGTTGAAAAGTCAGAAAAAAACGACTTATTGGAATTAAATGTTAATGACACAATTTGCTGTTGGAATGATGATGCGTCCGTTGATAAGAACTATTTAATGGTCACGAAATTAAATGACTATGAAGACTTAGAAAAGCCTTATACACTCATTGCACTTAATGCCACTCATGAGCAATGTAGGGCAACTAATGAAAACGACGTGCTAGATAAATATTTTTATTCAAATCTTGACGATTTAGCCCGAGATATAGCGAACAACTGCGATCATATAAAAAAGGTGGATCTAGTGGCAACAGCAAAGGAGCATAACGATGACGAAGATTAAGGTAGTACAGCCACCATGTGAGTACTGTGACTTTAAAAACATGAATCGAGCCGCATATGCATTTAGAGAAAAGAATGGCAGGTTTGGTGGCTTCTTGTCGCTAAATAATGATGGATCCTTTGACATCAATCGAGGGATGTATAAGACAGAAAAGAAACCGAATTTTTGCCCGAATTGCGGTAGAGATTTAAGGAAAGACGCTACACAAGATAAAGATAAGTAATTGAGAGGATAGACAAAATGAGTAAATTTAACGAAGCCAGAGCCAAAAACATTGAAGATTTAAAAAAGGTCGTTAAGGGAGAATAACGATGAATGACTTACTAGCTATGTGCCGTATGCTAAGGTTATCGGCTTGATGCCCCCGGGTATTAATTTCACAAATCGACAAGAATTGTTTGATTTGCTGACAGAGATGAAGGTGAAGATTTATGAACTGTAAAAGATTAACCGGACATGGACAAGATGAAATGATGTTCCATTGTGATAGTTGCGGAGTAAATATATCGATAGACACTTACGATGTTTTAACGGCAGAAGACAACTTGCATTGTCCTCTTTGTGGCGCAAGCGCCGGTCATTTATCCGTCTATATGTTTGATGAAAAGAAACTAAAGAAAATTGATGGCGACTTTAATGTGAAAATTGAAGGGGATAGGATTTGCATTTATCTTTGTGCAGTTCGCTTATATGAATTATATGGCGAGGATAACATGGCTATTTATAGCGTTTATTTAAAAGTGGAGAAAATGGCTAAGACTGTGGAGGCAATTTTGGACTTTTCACGGAAATTGGATCATTTAAAGGAGCTATACAAAAATGAAACTATTTAATGACTTGAAAAAGCTGTATTGCAGTCCGGACGAACTAGAAGTAGGCGACTTCCTCTATTGCTGGATAACTAACACCCATTATCGTGTTTTGAGTGTTAACGGATCAAGCTACGTGACTATTGAGTGCGTTGAGACCGGATGGACAACACCAGTAGTGCCCACAATTGATAACGCATTAGAAGATATTTTGGCTCACAATGCAGACTTTGACCTAAAGCATTTGACAAAAGTTAAACCTAACGAAGTTTACATGATTTTTAGCAGAAAGTGAGGGATTACATGGCAGTAGTAAACGAAGTAATGACAATAATTAATGTGATTATGTCATTTGCATTAGTGATTTTAATTTTTATCTCCATACGTCAGAATATAAGATTCTCACGTGCAACCAATGCAAGCCTTGACATTCTGTTTAAAAGGCAACAGCTCCTGTCGGAAGACTTGGATCAGCTTCAAAAAGCATTAATTCAAGTCCAGAAAGGTGAAGTAGCTAACGCTAAATCTATCAATGCCATAGCAAGGCAAATGACTGAGTTGCATGACCTTGTTATTGAAGATCAGACAAGACAAGACCAGGACATCAAGGCGCTGGCAACGCTTATAAGCGGCTTGAAAACGTCCAGCTATCGAAGCAGAAATGATAAGCATTTTAACAATGCTTTAAAGAGGATTGCAAAGCTGGTGAAAGAATGACGGTTAATTGCATCAAGTTTGTAATACCTGGTGAGCCACAAAGCAAGGAACGCCCGCGGACAGTTCGTAGAGCTGGCGGTGTTAGAACTTATACACCAGCAAAAACGCACCGATATGAGGATATTGTGAGATATTTTGCAGTTTACGCCAGAAAAGAACACAAGATAAGTGAGCCAATCAACTCACAGTGTGGCGTGTCCATAAAAGCCTATTTCGGTATCCCTAAGAGCTTTTCTAAAAAGCGTAGGGAATTATGCTTAAAAGGCAAAGAACGCCCCACAAAGAAGCCAGATAGCGACAACATCGCAAAAATAATCTTTGATGGGATGAACCCAAAGATGAAATTAAACAAAGCGCTACACAAAAAAATGGTGCTGCAAGATGGATTTTATGAAGACGATAAATTAATTGTTACGCATAGCGTGGAGAAATGGTATTCAATGCATCCCCATGTTGAGGTAACAGTTACATGGGAAGATTAATGACGGAGTGATATACGAATGGCAGATAGAGCAGAGCAAATGACGCTAGATGATAATTTAGAGGTTGATTCAAAGGCAACCGCAAATAACGTGAGGAATTTTCTTACGTTTAAATTTGAGCATTTTCAAAATTATGCAGGTTTAAATGTTTCTGATCTGTCTGTTGTTGATGATTCACACCTATCTAGCCCCAAAATGGACGCGTCAGGCGTTTCATCGCATGGTGGGATAAATCATACTGAGTCAAGTTTTAACCGCATCATGGAAGCAGAACAAGCATGTAAAGCAATTTACAAAACTATAAAAAATTGTAGAAATGGCGGCAGAACTCCATATCAAAAAATCTTGTCTGAGGCTTACTTGCACAACATGGAGGACTACAAGATTCAGCAGGAACTAGGCTATGAAGACAGTCAATATTACATCAAAAAGCGTCAAGCTTTGTGTGAGTTTGCTGACAGATTCGAAAAATGGAAAGACTGGTATAGCATCCCCTACCTTAAAGACCTTCACATTTACCGAAAAAACAAAAACGGAGTTTAAACGGACTTTTGTCGGAGTACAAGCGGAGTGAAATGGCTATATTATAGTATTGTCGAAAATTTAGGAAGCAGGGTTTTCGATGAAGTGTAGGTACAATGACAATTTGTTTTTCTGTTACGAGTCTTAATAAACCATATATTTATTAAAAAACTCCAATTAACCAGTAACGGCGGCTGGCGCCCTAGACCAGGTTCGATTCCTGATGCTGTTGTAGCCCGTTTATTCGGGCGGAATGGCAATTCTAATTCCATATCCCAAATTTTATAATCACTTTGCCTCATTCGAGGCATTATGAGCTAGCATTCGGTGTAATGCCACATACGTTTTATATAATTGCCTGGTGTGGTGAGGTTCAACTCCTCACTAGCTCTTAGCCGGCGTGGAAAACCGGCACTAAGTATAATAATCATATTTATTAATTGCATAAGTAATAAATTGAATTTTACTCGTCTAGTTTGGGACTGTGTCCCAGAGGTCAAAGCAGCAGTGTTGAGGCACGTTAAATTTAAGTCATTAACAATTTCAACTTGGTGCTTTTGAGTTTTTAACTTGAAAATGTTGCAAGCACCAAGAACCATAGATATGGTATATCACTGACCAAGTTGGTCACGTGCGGGGGTTGGATTCCCTCACTGCTTATATGAGGAAGCGTGTGTATAAACCTATGACAGGGTTCACGCCATTCAATCTATAAATCGACAGCGACGTTCTGCCGGGATACCGACGGAATTTCAGACAAGCCAAAGGGTAATAGCTTTGGTTGACCTACACCGAAAAGGAAATAGGTGTCGTTGATTGAGTGAGAAAGCATTAAATTATTGATAAAGTAGGCAACAATGTCAGCAGAATTACAATTGCCGGCGGAGATTTAGGCGCTCCGTGTAAAGCAGTCTCACGCTAATCTGGCAGACATGTCAGGGAACCACGAGATAAATGTAAGTTAAAATTCTGGTCCACGATGATCCGCAGAAATGCGGGTATAACTGATACGTGCCGTACGAGTAGCCCAAAACGTGGAAATTACAATACAGGTTTTTGCATAACCATCAATCGCATTGTTGGGTGAAAGTTGGAGGATAAATCCTCACCAAGATTTAAATTAAGCAAGAGATATAAGGTCGCTCCTTATATTGCGACTTGCTTAAACTTGTGACTGAATAATCAACGATTTAACAAGTTCAAGTGGTTAATAGCCACCCGCATAACTAGGAATATAGCCAAAACGGTAAGGCAACGGGCTTTGGTCCCGTAATTTGTTGGTTCGAGTCCAGCTATTCCTATCGTCGGTTCGAAGCTAGCGACGTATAAAATAAAGCAATTATGTGAGGCAATAACCGGTCTTACATAAATGGTTAAGTTAGTCACGCACAGGCGTGCAAATGGTTTGTTAGTCCAGAGGTCTAGGGCACCGCACTGTCTATGCGGAAACGTCGGTTCGATTTCGGCACAGACCGTTGAGGTTAGTTCTGTGAACAAAGTCGGTGGAGGACGTCTGCATTCCGACATAAAGCAGAGAAGACTAAGAGTCACGGAATCGTAAAAGAGGAAAAGCTTAATGCAAGCATCTTGCCTCATTTGATCAGGTAGGGAGTTAGCTCAGATGGTAGAGCGTTGCAAGGATCGTGGGTTCGAGCCCCACACTCCCTATTGGGCTGCAAAAGCTCAAATATATGCTCTTTTTGAAGTTCAAAATTTATTCATTTCTAACCCTTCTAACTGTTATCCATATAGTTAGAAAACTACAGTCGTACTGTGGCTTTTAGACTCATTGCTAAGCGGCAAGCGGCTGGTCTCCAAAACCAGTAATCTAGGTTCGAATCCTAGTGAGTCTGTTTCAATTTAATAAGCATTTAAGACATTCCACGCTATGTGTGATGTCTTTTTTTGTTTCCAGGGAGTAAAAATGTATCACAAAAAACCAGATAAGCCAGACAAATCGCTAGCCAAGTGGGTTGAAGAAAAGAACAGCAAGGCTACACCAAAAAGAAGCGGTTTTTGGCACGAATCGAAATATCGCCCACCAGAGGACGACATCAAAGAAGCTGAAATCAAGCAAGATGAACCAGAATTAATCATTCCTATACCGAAATCAGTAGTACCAAGTATTGAGGACTACGAGAGCACGTTTTTGCATAAGGAGGATCAAGAAAGTATGCAAAATAAGACATTAGTCAGCAAGTTAACCGATGAAAGACAACATTTACAAGACAATTTATTAAAGATTGATAGCAAGATTATCAATCCGCTAGGCGTGTCAGACTATCAGGTTAAATTGTTGAAGATCCAGCGTACTGCGATGATGACCGTGGTCAACGTCTTAGACATGCGTATCAGCGATTTAAGCGCGGAAGGCGATTAAATGACCCCAGAAAAGTATTACGAGCTTAGAAAGCATTATAAGCTGGTCAAAGAAGCTGAACATTTAGTTAAGTACAATACCAGCAACAAGGCAGTAGACATGATTAAATTTGTGGCGTTTAAACAAAAAACGGGCATGATGCCACAAGAGTACATAGAAAAGTATGGAGATTCATGGAAGGACTAAGACACCCGCTGACACAAGAAAATAAGACCATAGGTGAGGCCGTGGCACATAAACATAGAAGATACCGCGGCGTTAAAAATCCGCTTAGAGGGTCATTATTAGAGCGCAGAATACAACGCGCCATTTATTGTGTTGAAAATGACGTAGATAAAGAATTTATTGATTGGTTTGTCGCTGATACAGGGATGCAACCACAAGAATTCTTAGACAAATGGAGTAAAAAA